TCAAAATCATTCATTTTGTAAAATCCTCTTATTATTCTAAGCTTTTTTGCTTTCTAATTTCTTAATCTTTTGCTTGATTTTTTGTATTTTCTTTTCTAGAACTACGTTACACTTAACTGGTCTTCTAGAAACATTACATCCCCTTTTTGCAGCATTTAGATCAGCTACTTGAGCTTCTAAAGCTTTAATCTTAAATTGTAACATACAATTTGTTTTATCAGCACCACTTTTACCTTTACATGCTTTAGCAGCTCTGCTAAAAAATCTTTGATAAGTTTTATAAGCAGCAAATAAAAGTAAAGCACTTAGTAAAGCAGAACCTAAAAGTACTTTAGATTTTTGTGGATTTGCTTGAACGAAATTTTTTGCTATTTCGTAAGATTTAGTAGCTTGTGAAGCAACTGCAGCAGCACCTTTTTCTACTGTAGTTTTTAAAGCATTGAAAAAATTTACAGCACTACCTTTAAGACTTTTTGCTTGTGTTAGTTCTTTTTCTTTTTGTGCTAATTTTTGTTGTAAGTCTTCAACTTGTTTACCTAACCTTTTTCTATCATCAATAGCTTCCTTAATTTTTTCTATGCTTGTTGATGCAGATTTTACTATCCCATCATATATTTTACTAGTGACTTCAGCAGCTTTTTGTACAATCCCTAAAACAGATGCTTCATTTAGATAGTTATTTTCTGACCATTCACCTTCAAAAATAAAATGGATAATATCATAATCACTAGCTTCTTGTAAAACAAATTTTTTATGTTGTTCATTTTCTAAATGTAAAGCTAATGATTCTCTACAAGCTAAAGAAAAGAGCTTTTGGTCGCTTTCATTAACTAAAAATTTCATAGTTATTTACCTCTCTCTTTGAATTAAAAATTACTTAACTAATTTACAATATATAAAATTTATAGAGTTACTCTTGCTTTATTTCCTTTTTAATTTGTTCTATTTTATTAGAGAATTATGTTAATTATAAAAAATTATATAATCCACTATTTTGATTAAAGTAACTTATTAGTGAGTTTCTAAGTTGTTCTTGTTTACTCAAAATTCTAGTTAGTATCTCACTTTCTTCTATTGTATGTATTTTTTTATCAAAATCAAAAAAGACATAAGTATTAGAAATTTGTAAATCAAGTTCATCAGTAGTTCTACTTTGTTCAACTTTTAATTTAAGTTTCCAGAATCTTTTTTCAGTATTAGTTGAAATTTCAATACCAGTAACTAGATATAAAGGATAATTATCATTACTAATATTTAGAAAAGAAGTTTCGAATTTGATTATATCACCAACTAATGGTTCTATTCCATAAGTATATGGTATAACAATGTTTGTTTCAGTATTTTTTATTAGTCCATTTTCAGTAGCATCAAATGGAATATTAACAATTTCGTCAATAAAGAAAACTGGCAATAATAAATATTTATCCCACTTAATACCACTTAGTTCACCTATTCTTTCATATGAACCAGATAATATAGAACCATCATCCCAGATAGTTTCTTTTTTATTAATATTATAATATGTAACTAAATAAGCTACTGCATCTTTACTATAATAATCATGTACTAATGTAAGATATTCTTCTATATAATCATATAGTCTTTGATATAGTTCCATTATCCTTGTTTCATTTTTGATATTTCTGATTTAAGATTCTCTATTTTCTTGTTTAACTTATCTATTTTTTTACTAAGTAATTTTTTACATTTAGCAATATTACTTGTACTACTACAAGTTTTTGAAGCTTGTTGTAGATCTCTTATTTGTGTTTGTAATGCTTTAATTTTAAACATATTCATACATATTTTTTTATCAGCACCACTCTTACCTTTACATGCTCTAGCAGCTTTAGATAAAAAGTTTTTGTATAACTTATAAGAAGCATAAAGAAGCACAGCAACTATTAAACCAGCTCCTAATTTCATTTCAGCTTTATGTTGTTGTGCACTACCACCAAGTCCTTTTAGATCAGTATAGAATCCCCATATTTGACTTACTATTTTTTCAATCCAATCTCCAATTTGTTTTGCACTTAATTTTAGAAAGTCTTTACCAAAAGAAATATTTGATAATTTTTCTCCGTATTTATAAGTTGATCTATATTCTTCCCATAATCCTTTTACACGACCTTCTAGATATGATATTTTATTTAAATCGTTTGGACTAGGATTTGGTTTATTTTTCAATTCTGTAAGTTTGTAATTTAGCTCTTCATATTTATTTCTAATTTTTTGAGCATCTTGTAATATTTTTTGTCCTTTCATTCTAAGAACTTTAAGAAGAGTTACAGCAATAGCAGGTAAAGTACTAGCAGCAGCTATTTTTTTCATTTTACTTTTGAACATTTCCCACTTTGCTTTTTTAGATGGATCTGCTTCTAGTAATACTAAAGAATCTAGCTTATAATCTTCAAATAAAATAATGTTATCGAATTCACTTTCAATAAGTAAGTAATCAATTATCTCTTCTATATCACTTTCTAAAACAATATCTTTATCATTATCATCTAAAATTAAAACTTCTCTTAATGATAACTCAGATAATTTTTCGTCTATGAAACTAATCATTTTGAAAGTTTATCTCCATTATCTATTTTTTAGATTTCTTATTTTCTTTTCTATCTTTTTTTATTTTTGTTTTAATGTTAGATTTACATTTGTTTGGATTTTTTGATTTGTTACATAATGATATATGTTTCTTTAACTCAGATAGTTGAGCTTTTAAAGCTTTTATTGTATAATCTTTTATACATGCAATTTTTTCTTTACTTTTCTTTCTTTTTACATGCTTTAGCAGCTTTAGATAAGAAATTTTTATATAGTTTATAAGCAGCATAAATTATTAATGATGCTAAAACTATAGAACCAATAGGATGTTTTTCTGGTTTAACAAAATCAAATGGAGTTGGTATATCTGCTCTATTTCATGGAGTTATTCTATTAGGTCTACTCCATGGGGTAATTCTTTCTTGTAAAACATTACTTAAAAAAGAATTAACAAACTTTAATGATTCTGTAATGTACTTTTCATTTATAGTATCTTTTGGCCAATCACCCTCTAAAATAAAGTGAGTTATCTCATAATCACTTGCTTCATCTAAAATAAATTCTTTATGCTTTTCATTCTCTAATTGTAAAGCTAAAACTTCTCTACAAGCTAAAGAAAATAGTTGTAAATCAGTCATTTTATAAAAAAAACCTCCTAAATCTATTTTAAAACAATAAACTAGATTGGCCAATCAAATAAAATTGATAAAAAACATAAAGCTGCTGAAAAAATAAGCCATGGTAATGTTGAAAATTTTATTAATAATCCTAAACCAATTATCCCAGTTGAAACTAGTATTGTAATATCGTCAGTTCATTTATGAATAATTTTTGTAACATAATTTCAATTTGACTCTAAAAAATAAGAAAAGTCAGAAGTAAATATTTTTAGTTATCTATTTAGTAAATCTTCTGTTATAGGAACGTTTATAGATTTAACTTCATTATTATTATATCTTGCATATATATTGACATTAAATCCTTTTCTATCTGATAAAAAAGTTATGTCAATTTTTTCTACAATTGCTCTTGGATCATAAAACATTAAATCAGTTATTATTTCATTCTTAATCAGGTCCTTTGTTGTATCGTCAGCTTGTTCAAAAATAAATTTATGCAAATTTGATCCATATTCTGGATCATTATCATAAGTTTCTTTTGGAGTTACTAATATGTTAAACCAACTATTTAATACTGAATCTATTCCACTTATTTTTGTAAAATCACCGCTACTACTAATATTTTGAGTTATATCTTTGTCTTTATCATGTGCAGTTTTATTGAATCTATTTAAAAAATCTTGCATAACTTACGATTCCTCTATTTTATCAAGTTTTTCTTGCTCAAGTTTTTGTTTCCAAAGTAAATACTTATGTAAAATACTAACTGGCATATTTAGTATATCGATATATGACTGACCACTATATTCCATACAAGCAAATATATTTTCATTAACTATTGTTAGATATTCGTTAGCTAAATCATATTTCGTAAAGGTTGCGAAAAAACATTTCAACTAGATCAATATCAAATGAATCACTTTCTTTGCAATGTTTACATATAACTTTAGTTTTAAGATCAATTGAGTATTTACCAAAATTTTCGTAATATTCTTTATGGATAGCTTTTCTATCTCTTGGTGTTAGAGATTCATATGCTGTTATTATATCTTCTATTGATGTATATTGTAATGGCTCTTTTGACTCGACTTTATCTTGTAAAAACTTTTCTATTACTAAAATATTAATACTTGTATCTTCATTAGTACCTAATGGAATTCTTTTTTGTAAGTCAATTTCATCGTACAATGTAGGTTGTTTAATAACGACTTTAACGTTTTGTAAAACTGGTAATTGCACAATAACTCTTTTTTCCAGAATATTTTCTTCTTCTGGAAAAACTTCTATATTGAAAGCATCATCCAAGTTAATAGTTATAAGAGATTTTTGACCACAAAATTTACAAGTATAATCAAAATCTTTCTTTTCTCCATAACTTGCATAGTTAAGTCCATAAACTAAAGCATCTCTATCTTTGATTGTGACTCTTTTGAGAAAATCTTCTTCTGTTTGTATTTCTTCTGGTTTTTTAACTATGCAATTAAAAAGAATTTTATTTAGATGGTTAATAGCAGTTTTATTAGTAACTAATAAACTACCTTTTAAGTTAGTTTCTTCACCTACAGTCAATGTCCTTAATGTAAATGATTCTTTAGTTTGAGGAGTTATAACCTCAAATTCTGGAACTTTGTACTCAAATCCTGTAAACATTTTAACCTCCTTTCAGTATCTTACATCTTAGTTCGTTATTTATTTAAGCGACTAATTTCTTAGCAGCTTCAGCAGCTTCTTGTTGTCTCTTAATTTTTTCTGCTAGTTGAAGTTTAAGTTTCTTGAGTTTATCTATTTGTCCACGTAATTTTTCTTGTTTTTTCTCTATAGTTTCATTTATTTTTTCTAAACATTTTCTAGCTTTATCTTTATCTGGATTTTGGTTACAATATCTAGAGTTGCTTTTTAATAAATTAATTTCATCTTGTAACAATTTAGTTTTAGCATCTTGTAAGCAAACTTTCTTTTCAATACCTTCTTTAAAATTAACACATCTCTTGCCTGCTTCTGTAAAATTGTCTCTAAAAATTCTATATGCTAATTTAGCAATAGTTGTAGCTAAACTAGCACCCACAAGATACTGAGAGACAACAGGTAGCTTCTCCATAGCTCGTAAAGCATATGCAGCAGTCATTAATACTCTTTCTTGTTCATTAATTAACATAAATTTTAACAACATTAATTTTTCATCTTTAGATAAATTATTATCATTAACAACAGATTCTAAAAGTTTGTTTCTCATAACTAATAACTAAAGTTTTCAATATTTCCTCTTACATTGCTCAAGTTGCTATGGAATGTTTCAACTTTCTGTTTAACCCATGGTTCGTGGTAAGGAGTATCAATATGGAATTCAATTTCAACTTCTAACTTACCTACTGATTCTACATCACTAGAAAATAGATCTTGTGGATCTTTCGTAGGAAAAACTGCATCGTAACAAGCATAATATTCAATCTTAGTAGCAGATGGATCAGTTGTCCAATAATATAAAATACAAGAATAACCGGTTCTATTATAGTTATTATTAACTAAATTACTAACACCAGTTCTATAATCTCTAATTAGCTTAAACCAAGAATGGAATATGTTAAAAAGTGGTAAACCAGAAAATTCTGTAAACTTAACAGATACAGTATTACCGTAATCAATATTTCCAGGAACACCCCATTTAATTCCACCAAGACCACTATAATCAAAAACTGATAAAGTACCACCAGGTGGAGTAACACTCATACAAGTTGCAGATAGAATTTCTTGTACTTGTTGTAAACTTTCTATTCCAGTACCTTCTAAGTGATTCATTATACCACTTGGTAGAGCATCAAAATAAACAAAGTGTGTACCAGTTAAATAAGGTTCTGCTTGGGCTGTATTACCTCCAAATTTTCTGTTAAAGCGGTTTGCTGCTATTTTTGAAAAAACATTACCAGCTGGCATTTTATATACCTCCTACTTAATTTTCTGCATAACATCAGACCAATTTGTAAATTTTATAGCATTATCATCTATATAATAATTAGCTCCTAATTTTTCACTTGTTATTAGATCATATGGTATTGAATTTTTTTGTAACCAATTAGCTATATCAATCTTTTGTTGTTTATAATCTTTATTAGTACCGGGAGAAACTCTAGTTGTAAATATAACTATCTTATATCCTTTTTTCTTAAGTTTTTCAATTGCTTCTTTTGCTCCTTTAATAACATAACCATAAATAGAACCATCTTTATATCCTTCATGATAACTATGTATAACTCCATCAAAATCAACTAATATAGTTTTATTATATCTACTTTGTTGTTTTATTCCTTCTTCATTAATACTTTTATAAACATTATTCTTTTTCTTTTCTGGAAAAGAATCAATAGGAAAAATAGATTCAAGATGGTTTTTAATTTCATTAATTAACTTTTCCATTTGTATTTTTTTCTCCTATAATAATTATAAGTAGAAAGTGGATAAAGCAAATTCTCTTATTTAATTTCAAATTTAAGTAAACCTAATAAGAGAAGTTAGTTGCTTTATCCACTGGTTAAAGCAAATTACTTAATAAAAAAGTTGAGTAATATTTTCTCAGAAGTTCTTGTTGGGAATAATGTAACATTAACATGAAATGTTTTTGTTTTAAGTTCATACTCAGTAGCACCAACATCAATAGAATAGCTATATAAACCTCTCCTATCTTTAATATCTTCTAAAAATTGTCTAATATCAGATTGTACTGAAGACCAAGTAAATTGATCATTTTGTTCAAAAATATAATATTTAGTATATAGTTCTAGAGCTCTTTTACAATATAAATATAATCTTGTAATATTAATATCTTGTAACGGACCAGGTCTAGTCTGACTAGTAAGTTGTGAAAATATTGTATAACCTGGTTCAAATTTAACAATAGGGTTAATTTGTTTAAGATATAGTTGATCTCTTTCTCCAGTTGAAGATGGGTTAAATCTTATTTCTTCAACATTATCAACTATACCTCTATTAAATCCAGCAGTAGCTGTCCAAACTTCACTAACTCTATCATTTCTTGGCAGTAAGTAGCTCATATGATAAACTGGACTTACCCATATACTCTTACCAGTAAACATATCATAGACTTTACTATAATTTTCGAATATAGAAACTAAGAAAGTATTATACGTGTGTATTGTGTTTCTAGCATTTAATGAATCTGTTAAACTTTTATTATCTCCATTATCAACAACAGCTAGACAATCTTGTCTAGTTTTAACTAAGTTATTAATAGAACCTTTAACTGCATCATTATAACCACAATCAAAAACTAGATTAAAATAAGTATTTTCAGTGTCTAGAACTTTTGAGTCAATAAAACCAGCATAAGCATTTGATAAAATTTGGTCAGCTACAGTATTATTAATGTTACCTGTAGCATCTTTAAGAGAGCCATCTGACCCATTTCTTAATGGAGCAGGATTACCAGATGTAAATGCTTCATCGATAACATTAATACCTTTTCTTACAACATAACTTATAATTGAAGTAGTATCAAAATTATCATTAGTTGGATCGAAATCAGACCAAACACCTGGACTATCTTCTTTTAACCAATTTTGAGCTGCAGTTGTTAAATCTCTACCATTATAAACTGATATTGTATTATTATCTGTACCAGAAGCTGCTCCTAACCAACCCATAATCTTGTTACCAAAGGCATCAATAGCAGTTATTGAATATAAAGCTTCATTCGCATTTTCTTGCCAGTCTAAAAAGTTTTGTTTATCATCTGTTAAACTAGCGGTTCCTTGAGTTGTATCAACAGATACATTACCTACATTATTATCATAGATCTTACCTATTAAGTTAATACCATCACTATAAGAATCAGAAGCATTTATTGTATCTGCTTTTAAAATACTTGAATATCTTTCAAGAACATCTGATATAAATAAACTTTCACCAGAGCTATCTTTTGCATTAGGATCAAACGAGATATCAAAAGATTCAATAATAACGTTATTACCATCATCTTGTTGTTCATAAATATCTAAAACATAAACACCATCACGTAATGGATTTGCATGTCTTATAATTCTAATTGAAATCTTATTGTAATATTCACCTCTACCAATAGGTCTTAGTATAACTATAGGATGAACAGTAGGATCAACATCGTCAAGATTAGTTTTTAGTTCATCTTCGTTATTAACGTTATTGATATATGTAAGTGAAATAGTACCATTACTTTGAGATAAATCGGTTAAATCCATATTTAAATCAACACGAACTAAAGCATAACTAGCATCATCTGGTAAAACTCTCATAAAATATAGAGAACCTGATTCACCTAAAAAGTTATAAGCGCAATATAAACCTTGTCCATAATGTTTTCCGTATTTTGTATAATTTGGCTCACCAAATTCAGATAGTAAGTTTTGTCTATTACCAAGAAAAGTTAAGACATTATCTTTACCTTTATCAGTAAGTGCACATACCATACCTATTGAAGAAGGTACTTGTTGTACAAAACTTTGAATTTGATAAACTTTAGTATAAACTCCTGGGCTTATAGGCATTTTCTAAAATCCTCCGAAACTAGATTTATTTAGTTATTAGTTGTTATTTGTATCTAAAAGTTTTTTAAGTTCCTTTAGAAATATAAATACCAATAAAATGTTATTCTATTTGTATCAGTTTTCAAAATTGTTGGAAATGTTATTCTTGAATACATAGAAAAATGTCCTGGATTATTAACATCATCATTTTCAGATGTATATAAAGCAGCTTCATTAATGGAATATCCTATAGCATGATTTTCAGTTAATGAAGCTTGAACTAAAGCTATAACATACGCTGAGTTATTATTAGGATCTGCTTGGTAATCAAAACTATTTATATGTCTTTTATAGTAAAAACCACCAGATAGATCAGTTAAAGTATTATCTTGTGTATTACTTAAAGGAACTCTATCGGCTAAACTTGTATCTGTTAGATCTGGAGGTGTAGGGTTAAATGGATTACCACTTGGAGCTCCACCTTGGCCAACTTCTAACCAATATAAGTTCTCACCAACAAGTGTTGGTACATTAACATTTCGAACTCCAAATAATTTTTGTATAAGTAATTCTCTTCCAACATAAACAACTAAATTTGATTTAGAAATTTGTTTCTTTTTACCAGTAACAAGATCTTCTTCTATTACTTTAACAAATCCTTTCGGATCAATCTTATCTCTATTATTTTTGAATGCTGAATCTAATAGAGTATTTGAAATATCATCTTTTACTGTAACAATAATTTCCTTTTTGATAGACATTTGTTAACCTCCAGATAAAATCTATTAACTTTCTTTATTTCCCTAACTCTATTTTATTATTTGTTCTACTAATGTTAATAAATTATTCAACTTTAATAACAACATTTTCACTTCCAAATTGTTCATCAAATTTACTTGAAGTATTATCTAAAATTAAGATACCACTTTGATAACTTGTATATTGTCCTGGGTTGTTTATATCATTATTAAGAGATTGGCTTCTACTTAAATCACTTGCTTGTGTATTATTATAATCATAATATGTTAGTCTCAATATTCCATCAACTCTGATAATATTTTCTATTTCTATCATAACATTTTCATGAGCGTGATTTTCATCGTAAACATTATTTGGTATATCAAAAATATATAAATTACCAAAATAAACTTGATATTCTTTGTTTGGTGGAGTAAATGGAGTACTTGGTATTATCAAACTACCAGACAAATCAGAAGATTGAACATCTGGAAACTGATAGAAAATTAATTTATCAATTAAATCATATTCTAATGTAACTTCAAAATCATCTGTAAAATATAATTGTTCATTGGAAACTTCACCTATATCAATAAGTGTTGAGTCATCTACAACTAAACTTTCAAATATTCTGTCATCTATTATAAAAGCATTAATAAGCTCTATCAATCTAGACCTATATGGTTTAAAAAAATTAATAATTTGTCTAAGATCACTTAAAGAGCTAGTTTCTCCAAATATATAGTAAGATAAACTTGGAAAACTAACTCCTATATTTTCTCTAACCCAAACATTAACATCTTTAGATAAGCTTGTTATAAGTTCTTCTTTACTATAAAAAACTGTTAGTTGATCAATATCTTGTTTTAATGTTGGATTTATTTGTTGTAATAAGTCACTTACATTATTATTATACAAAAAACTATCTTTCCATTTTTTAGTTATCTTTTTAAGAGCATACTGGATATTTTCATTATTTTCTTTTCTAAATCTTTGATTAATTGTATCATATAAAACTGAATATTTCAGATGTTGTAAGTAATTTGGATCATTTTGTATGTCAACTTCAAATTTGTTCCATGAACTATTTATCTTATACGATTTATATAATTTATCTTCATTAGGAATATAATACGTAACGTAAACTATTTCATGATCATAAATATTACTTGGTATTGAATTAGCATAACCAATTTTTGTACTAGTACCATCCCCACCTGAAAACCATACTTTATAATCATTGTCAATTAAAGCAGTTGGTGCTTTTACAAAATTATCTCTCCAGCTACCAGATGAA